CCATTAGCGTCATTAAAAGGGAACCTTACTCAACTTAAAGAATCTGCCGAAAATGTTAATCCTATTTATGATTTAAAAAAATTAGGTGTAAATAAAGAAATTCTTGACGCTATTGACGTTAAATCTCAAGTAATACCAGAAATGACTGATACTGGTTCTAGTATTGTCTCTGGATTAGTACAAGGATTAAATAGTAAATTAGCAGAACTTGAGACTGTTTCAATAGACATTGCCTCTATTCCACTAGAAATAACCAAACAAATCAATAAAATACAGTCGCCTTCTAAAGAATTTGAAAAAGTAGGAAAAAATATAGTTGAAGGTGAAATTAAAGGAATTAAGTCAAAAGAAAAAGACTTACAAGCGACGATGGCTATCATTGCTAAAAATATGATAGAAAATCGTTATTTGGCAACTAAAAATCCTGTAAACATCGATCCGTTTTTTCCTCATCAAATAGAAGCGTATCAAAAACAATCATCAAATACTTTTATTGGGGACATCCAATTAGGGCAAGAAAAAATACAAGGCGTTTCATATCAAAGTCAATCTATTTCTCAAGTCAATCAAAAAGCTATTAACCAAAGACTAGCGTTAGAAGCCGAAAATGAAGCAAATAGAAAAGCTACTAATAAAGCATTAACTGAAGCATCTAAATATACTGCAAAAATACGAGAACTGTCTGAGAAAGATGCGGAACGTACTCGTAAACATAAAGCAGAAAAAGAAGCATGGGCAAAATTATGGACAAATCATGAAGCGCAGAAAAAAGCTAGTACACAACAGCTAGTTCCTGTTATAGCATCCGCTGAAACACTAGGTAACAACAAAATAAAAACAGAAAAGACAGAAGAAAAACTTCCTCTTTATACACCGTCTTCTATTGTAGAAAAAAAGGGTCAAGCATTAAAAGAACCTGGGCTATCTACTGCTGAAATTGAAAAAATGTTAGCAGAATCAGCTAAAAAGTCTGAAGAGTTATTTTTAAAAGAAATGACAAAACGTTCAGCTAAAAAAGCAGAAGAAATTTATGCTGAAACCATTAAAGAATCTGAACAGAAAGCTTTACCTCCTGTAAATAAATTAGCAACAGAACCAAGTCTTAAAAAATCTTTAACTGTTCAAGAGTACAGCAGATCTTTATACGGCTACTTAGGTCAACAGGTTAAAAAAGCAGAAAAATCTATTGAACAAAAAAATGCACAAAAAAACTTATCATCTAATGAACCTGTTAAGGTTCAAATCAATCAACCTAAAGAAACTAAACCATCTAATGAACCTGTTAAGGTTAAGATTGTATCTAGTAGTGATTCTGGTAGTGGACAACCACCTAAGCCTCCTAAACCTCCTACAATTTCATCTCAACCATCTCCTGATGACGATAACAATAAATCGTCAGGGCAAAAAGTTAAAGTTAAAGCAGTATCAAATATTTCAAAAGAAGCTACTCAAAATACTTCCGAACAAGTTAAAAACGAGACTAAGCAAACAACTCGGACTTTTTTAGAAAAAATATTTGGTAAACCAGGAGATGATTTTCGTCGGAGAAGAGAAGAAGTTAGTCGCCGACGAGAAGCTGATCCTACATCGGTTTCATATTGGGATGAATTTTTCCGCAAGCTAATAAATAAAGCTGGCAGTAAGATATACCCAGAAGGAACTGCCTCTGAAAGAAGAACAGTTTTAGGAGAAGTTACTTCAACTGGTGTAGCAATGGCGACTGCTTTTGCCCCTATATCAACAGCGCAAATAGCAACTCTTTTTCCGTTAGTTCTCCCTGCTATTCCAGCTATTATTTCTAGCTTAGGTGTGTTCAATATGCTTTCCCCGGCTTTTCAAGGAGGGGCTGATCGGATAACTCAAACAGAAACCATAAATTCTCGATTAAATGCTCTTACTGGGAATCCCGACTTATCAGGGAAAGAATACGAATACTTAAAAGAATTAGCTGACAAATATCGGGTGTCTTTACAATCACTTTCCGAGGGATACACTCAGTTAGCAATCGCCGCTAGAGGAACTAAATTAGAAGGCGATCCAGTTAAAGATTTGTTTGAAGGAATTACGGCATCTGTCAAAGCATTACGGTTAAATACTGCTGATACCTCACTTGTTTTAAATGCCTATACCCAAATTCTTAGCAAAGGCAAAGTCTCAATGGAAGAGCTCAGGCAACAGCTGGGCGAGAAATTTCCACCAGCAATGCAAGTATTTTCTAAAGCATTGGGGCTATCTACAGCAGAATTTAACACTCTTGTCTCAAAGGGTGCTATTTTATCCGAAGATATTTTACCAAAAGTCGGTAAAATATTAAAAAGCGATTTTGGTTTTTCGGCTCTTGCATTTTCTAATGATTTTACGAGTTCTTTAGCCGCACTTGAAACAGCTGGATTTGAGTTTTCGCGTAAATTTGCAGAAACATTTAGTCCAGCTTACGCCGCTATTACTAATTTAGGAGCAAATACTTTACGAATAGTTTCCGATAATTTTAGAACTGTCCTAGAACTTGCTACGGCATTATCTATAGGTGTTGCTGCTCAGATTGCAGTCGGGTTGCAGCAGATGCTGATAGTTCCTGCTATTGCTACTAAATTAGCACCAGTACAAGCTGCGATCCTCTCAACATGGAAAACTGTATTAACAGGAATTTCACCTTTTATGGTAGGGACTTTTGCAGATATTCTAAGCTACGCACTAGGGGCAGACCAATCAATTTTTCAAAATATTACTTCAGGGATCAAAAACGCAGTTGAATCAGGAATAAAAGCAGTTGATGCGGCAAAAGTCAACCTAACAGGAATAAGCTTTTTTGATCCTAGTTGGTCAAAAATAGGAATACCAGACAAAGAAGTTCAAGGGTTAACAGGAATGCTTTTAAAAATTCCTAAAGCTTTTGGTGATGCTGGATCAGCCTTAGTTAATTTCTTTAAAACTATTCCTTCTGGCGTAGTAGAACTAGCAGCGCTTGTTTTAACCTTTGAACAATTAAGTGCTTTATATAAACTTTATTTAGTCCCAATGGGAACTGGGTTAAAAGCTACTTTTATAGAACTAGGAAAAGCCATTCACCAAGCATTTTTATCTAATAATGCTTTTCTTGGGCATTTAAGAGCGTTATTTCCCGCTTCAGGTACGCTTGCTGAAAGATTTGTTTTCATGCGTCAACAAATTCTTGGATTTGCTACTACTACGTCATTAGCCAGCGCATCGTTAAACGTACTTAAGGCAGCTAGTCTAGCTTTTATTGGGGTTGCGTCAAAATTAGCCCTACCTCTTGCTTTTCTTTCGTTTGCTAATGGCGATTTTACTAATCAATTAATGGACGATTTTCGTAAATTTGAAAATAATGCAATTTCAAATATCGAAAATATTCAAAAAGCCTTAGATGGGTTAACAGCACCAAAATTAAAAATAGAAATAGATAATCCTACAGAGATTCTGTCTAAAGGGATAGAATTAAATCCATTAAAAACATTGAACTTATCTGATAAAAGTTACAAATCAGACGATCTAACAAAAAGTATTAACCGTGACCCAGCTTTGGCTAGTTTTATAAAATTTGTATCAAATCCAATTAGCCCTGATCTTGCAAATAAAGAAGTTAAAGACGCTAAAAAACAAGCTAATGCTTTGGGGATTGGAAATTATTTTTCAGACAATCAAGAGTTTCTTACTCAATCACAAACAGATCTATTATCAACTGCTCAAAAATACAAACAATTTGGAGAAAATTTAAACAACTCATCTTTAGGAAAAGTTGGATTAAGTGACCCTCGCAACGTAGGTAAATTTATCGATACTACTAGACCAGTAGTCAATGATTTAAAAATAATTGATGATACAATTCAAAGATTATCAAAACAAAGAATTGCGCTAGGACTAGAGAATACTACCAATGCTCGCAACGAAATCAAAAAAATTGACGATCAAATTGGAATTTTACTTAAAAAGCGTAAAGATACAGCCAAACCTTTACAAGAGGTTATGGATTTTGACTCTATTAGAATTGGGCTACAGGAACAAATTAAGCAAATTGACGAATCTGACTATCCAGAACAAGCAAAACGATCATTAAAAGCTTTACTACAGCCTACCTTAGACAATCTCAATAAAGTTAAATCTGAAATAGATAAAGCTGGAATCAGCACAATTTTAGAACCTTTAGAATCAATATGGCAATCTACAATTGACCGACTAAGTGATGCCGAAAAAACATTTAACAAAATATTAAATAAAATTGAAATCAGAACTTCTGGTAAACAATTAGATTTATATACAAAAAATTTAGACCCTGCAGCAGTGCAAGAGTCTCAAGCTAAAATTGATATTAGCAAACAAAAACAAACTGTCGCAGCGTTACAAACAATTTTACAAGAAAGACAATCTGCACTTTCTGATTTGCTTTCTATTCCAAATGTAGAGAATAATGAGTCAAGAAAACAAGAGATTGATGACCTCAGAGAAAAAGTGACAGATTCAGAAAAAGAACTAGCATCAGCTAGATTATCTCTTGCTAAGTCTGAATATGACGCTACTCAAGATAGACTAAGAAAACAGCAGTCAGAAACTAAATTAAGAGTAGATTCTGAAATTGCAAGAAAACGTATTGACGTAATTCGTGCTAATCCGTTTGGTGGTGTTAATGCTTCTTTAAAAAATGCTGAGATAGATGTAGAAGAAAGGATTCAAGCCATTGGATTACTTTATCAGCAACTAGCAGATAATACTGGTAATCCGATAGAAATTAAATCACAAATTGTCGCAGCAGAATTAGCCCTAGAACAAGCCCGCGCTAATCTATTACAGCAACAAACCTCGCTACAAGACTATTACCGCAACCTTGACCGTCAGATAATAGATTTTAATCGTCAGATTGAAGATTACAGAAGACAGATTGAAGACACTCAACTGTCAGCATTTAAAGAGAATCGTTCCCTATCTGAAAGTTATGGTGATTTAGTCAGGGAACTTGATAAGAACCTCTTAAATGCTCAAAATCAGTTACTGGATACAACCGATAGAATCAGGGTACAGCAAGTCAAAAACCGGCTATTAATACCCGGTACAAGCGATGCTGGTAAAGAGTTAGGTGACATCTTTCTAGAATTTGTCCAGGGTCAGGCTGACCTTGCTAGTCGCGGTCGCACCTTCCAATCCCGAACCGATGAGATTGAAACTTCCTATATCTCTACCCTAAGAAATATCCGTAACTTACAGGAGCAACAGCAAGAAGCTGAAAGAAACCGACTAAGAACGATTGAAGATATTAAACGAACTCAAGAAAACCTTAATCGCACCTTAGCTGATTTAATTCGACAAACCAATAAAGAATTAGGCTTTATCCCCCAATCAATCAAGGATATTGTCACAAATCTCAATACACTTCCAGAGCCTATTAAGTTAATCAATTCTGAGTTAATAGCTATTTCCCCAAATATTAAGACTTCTGGGGAAGACTTAGTAAAAAGCATAGAGGAAACTGCTGAGGCAATCAGAAAAGCTAAGGAAGGTTTAATATTACCGGCTCCTGGTAATTTTATTCCTGCTCCTGCTTGGAATGGGGGAGGTTTCTTACCACCGTCACCGTCACAGTCGTCTTCAATCCCTGAAGGGTTAACACGCCGAGGTCAGGAATTATCTCAGCATTTAGACAATCCTCATGTTAAAGCTTTTCTTGATACTATTGCTTACGCAGAAGGTACTGCCAATATGCCAAATAAGGGATATAACACCCTTTTTGGTCATGGACAATTTAGTTCTTTTACAGATCATCCACGTCAAAGAATTCCGTTTGGATCAACCAGCTCATCGGCATCTGGAAGATACCAGATTATGGATTTTACATGGGATGAGGAAAAATCGAAATTAGGGTTAAAAGATTTCTCTCCTGCCTCTCAAGATTTAGTAGCCTTAAGCCGTATTTTAATGAGAGGCGGCTTAGATGAGCTTCTTAAAGGAGATATTCGTGGGGCAATTAACGCAACCCGCAAAGAATGGGCATCTCTCCCAGGGGCTAATTACCCAGGACAAGGCATGAAACGGATGGAAGACTTGTTGAAAGTTTATGAACAGTCTTTACGAAAATATCAACCAAATGCCCCCCGTACTACATCCGAACTAGAAGCACTGCAATATAACGGTAGTCCTGCTAATAGCGGGGCATTAAATCGTGTTCAACAAATTAGAAGAAATCAAGGCGGTCAAGGTGCTAATGTCCCTTCTCAAAGTCCAGTTGCTCCCAGTGCATCATTACAATTACCGCAAAATCTACAAAAAGGATCAAATATCCTAGTAAGAAAATCTGGACGGAGAACACCAGAAGGACTAGAGATACTTCAATTTGATTTAATCAAAGACGGAAAGGTAGTAGATACGGTAATCGGAGGGGTAACAGGAAGACCATCAACCCAGTCTGCAATTGGAACTAATAGAACCAATATTCGTGGCAGTGAAACTCCACTGCCTGACGGTAATTGGTCTATTGACGCTAACCACGCCTCTCGTTATCTTCGACAATTTAATTCTGGACAGCTTGCAAGTTATAAACCTAGCCAAATTCCACTAGGAACTGTTGGCCCTGCGTGGATAGGAGCCGAACCAAAATTCTCTACTGGAAGATCGCAAATCGGATTCCATTTAGACGATTTACAGCTTGGTAGTGCTGGATGCCTTGCTTTTACCGATCCCAATCAAATTGCAAAAATCGCTAACTGGGTAGTTCAATCAGGGGCTAATTCAATGTTTGTCGATCTTGACGGCAACCAAACAAGTCGCGGCGGTCAAGGCGGTCCAGAATTTAGCAGTCCCCCACCCATAGCCCAATTACCAACTTTACCTAACCAAAATCAAGATAATTTCTGGGATGCCGATTTGCCGCCGGTTCCTAAAGAAAATCCGATTAACTTCCAGAATCCTAATTTACCCCCCGTTCCTAACCTCCCTACGGCTAATCTTGACGCGGCGGCTGGTCAAACTCGCGAAGCTGAAACAGCTAACCAAAACGCTGAGGAGTTTTTACGGCAGTTAGAGTCTTCGTTCTTAACAGAAACCACACTAGACCGTATTATTAAATTTGGTCGGCAACAAGAAGAAGAAGCTCGTACACTAGAACGTACTTTAAGAGATGCTTCTGAAAATGTCGCTGACTTAACCATAAATTCTAAAGGGTATCTGACAGTACAAGAGGAAATCAATAAGAGTGCCACAGAAGTCTCTCGACAGTATCGTTCTCAAATTGAATCACTAGAAGACCAACGGCGTAATTTAGAGTATCAAGCCGATGGATGGCAAAAAATAAGCGAAAACATTAAAAAAGGAGTAGCTGAACAAATAGCATTAGGACAAATACCTGCTGATGTGGCAGAACAGCTTCTTAAAAATGCTGATGCCTTAGCTGAACGAGTTAAGTCAGCTAAAGAACAGGTAGGAATTCTCGATCAAGCGATTGAACAATTAGGCAAAAATCAGGGAGTAGCTACCTTAGAAGCATCATTCAGAAAAACCAGAGATACAGCCAGAAGTATCCGTGACCGGATGAATGATTTAACTATCCAAAGAATAAGGCTAGAAAATCAATCCAGACCGACTCTATTTGATGATTCTGCTATCCTCGCTGAACGTATTAGCCTACAAAAAGAAAAAGAAGAACTAGAAGATTATCTTAAGACCTATGAAGGATTACCTCAATACGCTGAATATGTAGCCAATATCCGCTCAGAATGGGAAAAACTTGCAGAATTAAGATTAGAGCGAGTAGCATTAGACGCTTCCCCAAATCGTGGCGCGGCTGAAAGCTTTTTCTCTGATATTAGAGAAGGAAAGGGAATAGGATCAGCTTTTAGCAGCCTTGGCTTAAATATTGCAACTAAATCTGTCGAAGGTATCACTAAACCTGCTATCGATGCTTTAACTTCTGCTATCGATGGTTTTACTAAACCAATAACTCAGGCATTTGAGTCAGTATTTAATGCAATCATCGGGCCAGTAGGCAACTTCTTTACTAATGCCCTCAGTAGCATATTTAAGCCAGTGGGTAACATCTTCTCTTCTATCTTTGGAGGCAGTAGCGGTGGTGGATTATTTAATGGGTTACTTAGTGGAATAACAGGAGTTTTTAGTGGGGGACTAGGCAGACTTGGTTCGATTGGGTCACTTGGTAGTATAGGAGCCTCTAGCTTTGCTTCTGCTCCGGCTTCTGCCTTTTCTCTAGGTACAGGATTCAGCCTATTTAGTGATGGTGGGAAAGTTGGGGATGCTAATGTTCCGATAGAGAAAAATATCATTTCAGCTTTTCAGCGTGAACGAGCAATGTCGGGAGGCCGAAAACCTCGATTAATCGTAGCCAATGAAGATGAACTGGTTCTCAACCCTAAAGAAACAGAAGCCTATCTAGACTACAGAAATAATGCTCCTATTAAGAACTATGCTAATGGGGGATTTGTCGGGGGTAAGCCTAATTACTCCACAACCTCAAATAACAATAGCTCTAATCAGTCTTTGGTAATTAATAACACCAATAACGTGACTGTAGAATCACGGAATGATATGGGTTATAGTTTGAATCAATTGAAAGAACGGGAAAATACACAAAATGAACGAACTAAAAAACGATTCTTTGGGTAATCAAATTGTTACCGAAGCTCTTGAATGGCTCGGTACTCCTTGGTTTCATGGTCAATCGCTTAAAGGGATTGGAACCGATTGTGTAGGATTTATTGCTGGCGTAGGGATTGAAGTCGGATTCTTGCCCCATGATTTCATTATTGAAAACTATGAACGGATTCCCCGGAATAACTTCTTAGTCAAATTTCTTGATCGCTTACTAGATAGGGTTGAAGGTGATCTGTGTAAAGGTGATGTTCTAATGTTCCATAAGTCAGGGGTAGATGGTCATGTAGGCATCTATTTAGGAGATGGGGAGTATATTCATGCTGACTCAATAAATGGCGTGATGAAGACCTATATTCATGAATACCCGCCTGTACTGGTTTATCGAGTACCTGCTTCAGGAGTGGTAAAATCATAGAAAATTACGATAACCCCGATGAGAAAGATTGCTTTAAGCTTATTGTTTTTAGGAATGATGCCTACCGTGGCACTGTCTCTCGATACTCAAACTCAAGAGATACTTGAGAAAAGAACTTGTCAGTATCTCAAGTCTGGACTGACACTGGGAGAAACTATGGGAGCGATTAGTTCTGCTGTTTTTCCGTACGCAACAGCAAGAGTAGGGACGGGGACAGGATCAGGATCAGAAATACTGTATATTTTGCGCGATGAAATTGTGAGAGGTCAAACAGAAGCAATCCTTGTCAACGCTAAAAAAAGATGTCCAGAGTTTTTTCCGCGTAACTGAGAGGCAATGCCGTGGGAAGTTGGATTGTAGATAGATTGTAAATAACCCTATCTACAATCAAAGCCTTTACCCTGACTAGGTTTTAGACTTTGTTGATGCTGTTAATACTGTATAGAGGAAAAAAGAAAATAGGGTAAAAAGGAAAGACAGTCTCAGCAATAAGAGCGTAAAAAAATAATATCGGGGGATAGCGTTAACAGTATTAACAAAGTCTAGAAGCTATATATATCAAGGGTTCTATTGTTAATAACAATATCTACAATCTAACTACAAACTAACAATGACTGCCAGCATAGGACACTAAAAAAGAAAGGGGATTATTTTAATCCTCTCTCTTTAACTATTTCTTTCTTCTTACTAGAATCGTCAAGCAACTATGTGAAATGGTACAATTGTAGCAATGCCCCCGGTACTAACGGGGGACTAACCACATTACCTGAACAAGAGGCCAATATGGCTATTGATATTGTACCGTTTTCTCAATCAATTGCTCAGTCTCTAGTGGACAGTGGGGAGTTATTCCCCGTAGATTTTGAGTTAGCTTGGCAATGGTTGGGATACTCAAGTAAACAAGCTTGCCGAAAAAAGTTAACTCGCAATTTTGATGCAGGAACAGACTACTTATCCAAATGGATGAGTGTCGCTCACAGCAATGGTTTGACGGCTTCTCGTACCGAACAAATCTTTCTGACTATCGATTGTTTTAAGTCACTGGGCATGATGGCCGGGACGGAACAGGGAAAAGTGATCCGAAAATATTTTCTTGAATGCGAACGCATCGTTAAAGAAGTAATCCCCGCTCAAAGTGGACGTATTCGAGAATTAGAACTTGAGTTAGAACTGACAAAAGCCAAAACCTATTATATGGATCGGCGTGACGCA